TGACGATTAAACTGTGGCATGATGCCGAGGTGAGATCGGGTGCCAACTACCGTGGTGCCTTGGATTGGTCGCTGGAGCAGACTAGCGCAATGCTTAGGGCGAAGAAGCCGGTCGTCAACAAGCGGCGGGACATCGTCACCAGCCGTATGCGCAAGGGTATATCAGACTACGTTAATAGGCAACTCATATACGGGAAGTACAACAGCCTATTTGCGCATGGTATCCCAAAGAGTCAGGTGGTGAAACTGTCGAAATTACAGGATCCTCACAACACGAGGTCTCTCACGTCGCAGTGTATCCCAGGTCTGGCATTGATGGGTGTGTTTTGCTTTGATTTGAACAAGCGCCATTCGCCTGGTCAGATATCCCCTTGCATAGGGATGCCCAACAACGGTGCCGCAGTTGGAAAATTGTTTGCGCGGGTCTCTAAGTGCAAGACGGTCTTCTCGGCAGATATCACGCAGATGGATGCCAACACGGCGGGTGTTGTCTCTGACGCCATTTGCCACATTAGGGCCCGGGGTTTTGAACACCGAGCTGATTATGAGGTGATCAAAAGGCATCTTAAAGTCCTGTATTTGTGCCGCAGCAACAGCTACATCATTAATCAGGTTGCCGAAAACACAAGTGCGCTAAGGGAAACCTTGCAAGGTCGGTCGAAGGAGAAATTCGATCAGATCCCGGTGTCTGCTTGGGCCAACGCAGATGAAACCATCGAGCGCATGCTCGCCGACGGGAGCCTTACGTTCGAATCGTGGGCCCCGGGTGGGGTCATTCGCCAAACCAAAGGCGGCCAACAGGGGGACCTGAACACCAGTGTGGACAACAGCCTTGCCCTGAACTTGATGATGATGGTGGCCGCTGATTCAGTCATGGGAATACCCCCCTCGCAGTTCTACGATTACTTCGATCTCATCAACCTGGGCGATGACAACCTAACCGGGTGTAACGTAGAGTTTGATGAAACAGCCTTCATAAAATTCTTCAAGGACAACCTGGGTTGCAAACTCCGCATCGAAGCCAAGGGAGATATTGAGAACAATTTCTTCTTGGGAAACCGGGTGGAGTCTGGGGAACTTCATAAGGCCGATTTTGAGGCAGTCGGTATTGAGGTGCCCGAGTATGCCGTGATTTCGACATTTGATCGGATGCGAGTCTATGAGCTGAAGACCGAGATCAGTGCGAAGCTCAAGGGTGACCAGGGTTCAACAGGTTATTACCTGACATCTCTAGCGGCCAAGATGCGGTTGTGTGCACACAGGCCTGACTTCTATGAGGAGATTTCCGACCTTTATGATGAGGCGCTGCGTATCTGCAAGCTCCCGGCTAAAATCAAGGCCGCGCTCAAGCGCAAAAGCCCAAAACCCTCTTACAAGACCGTTGTATCTCAATGGTATAAGCTTAAGAATCCGAAGGTCATGGAGGTCACGTCGAAACTGAAGTTAACGCACGGATTTATTGCCGGGGCTGAGCGGTCCATAGTTGGAGCATGTGACTGGCTGACAAAGGTCGCCTACAGTGTACCGGTCCAAATCTTCAACGTCACGGATCGTGACATGATCGGTGTTGGTGCTGAGGGGACTGATGTGAAGCATGTTGTGGCGAAGCATGCGTACTACCAGTTCATCAAGGAACATGGTATCGCACCGGATGCGAACATGTTGCGTGTCATTATCGATCAATCGCCCTTTGCGAGTTTTGCCCGTGTCGGGGAGTTTGACTATGAAGTTAGACCGTTGTTGCCAAGCGACCCTGTCAGTGTTGGGCCGGTTGCCGAGCGGGCAAGATTCGAAGTGGTGGTCTTATTCGCTCTCTACGCGCACGTGAATACGGCATTCGAGGCAATGTCCCGGCTACCGTTGGGATCGATTGTGCTGGCGCTGTCTAACTTGTACACAAGGGTGCTGCCTCGGTTCTATACCGCTCTGAATGCAGTGCACTACATGTCCACGGGGAGGAG